AGTTGATGATGGAAACACTTTTTGCGGTAATCTCATTCATTGGGGGGATTGTTTCTTCAGCTTCTCGGATGATGAGACCGATGAAGAAAAAATTGACGAAATAACACACTGGTGTGCAGCGCACTCGTACAAACTCGAAATCAATGATAAGTTAGTGGTCTCCAGTATCGGGGTTGGGGATTGGGTTCGCGTATCAGGAGTTGGAATCGGTGAAATTGTGGCTGTGGATCTGACTCGTAGAGAAGACTATTATGAGATTTGCATGGTAGATCTAGACGGTGGGATGTGGACCGATTGGTATCCTGAGACATTTATTCGTGAAGTGCGGAAGTCGAATAAGTAGTTAATGTGCTCAACGTGAAAGGAGTTATATTATGGCATCGCAGATAGGAACGAAGGCGGTATTGGGATCGTGGCTGTCAACGAAGAAGGGGATGACTTACACCAAGTATTCCCATTTGCCGACCGATCAGAAGGTGGCAATTCAGAAGGAATACGCAGGACGAGGGAGGAAGGTCAATGAGCCTGGACCAAGCGGTGTTGCACAAGAAGGAGCATCGACAACCGTTTAGGAAGTCGAAGAGCTTTGATCCAAGTTGCCGCAATCACGGGCGTTGCTCGTGGTGCGTGGGCAATAGAACTTATCATGACCAGAAGGCAGAATCATCTGCCGATGAACGAGAGGAACAGCATGACATCGAATAAGGAACTGTTGGCCCCAAAGGAAATGACTACGGGTGAAATAAAGAGTTTGGTTGATGAGTGGTTGGAGAAGGGTGGGAAAGTCACCCAGTGTGCTCCGAATGTGGCGCTGAATTTTCGGTCTCAGGGTGATGTGATACATCCACCCCGCCCACATCGGTTAGCGGTGGCCAAAGCCAAGTCAGCCAAAGCCGCTGAAGCGAAGGAAAAAAAGAAAAAGAAAAAGAAGAAGTAGTCTTGACAAAGGTGCTGATTTGTGGTATAATCTTTGAAATCATGAGGAGAGTCTATGCGCGGAAAGAATAAGAATCCCACCCAGGCAGAAAAAGTATTATTGGTGCTCCTGGATGGACGCCAAGTGTCCGCAGCCGAAATTAGCGGGACGCTTGGTACTGAAATCGAACTCTATAGACTGTCTTCATATTTGTGGCAGTTGGAACAGATTGGAGCAAAGATCGCACGTATCAAGGTGCATCGTAATATTGCTGCCTACCAATTGTTGAATGCTGAGGAAATGACTAAATATGCCAGGGCCCGTGGATTGCTGCCGCCCGATGCGATTGTTCTAAGTGCCAGTGATTTTGCTGTCTCGGCTGGATAATGGTCCGAAAGAGTTTGATAGCAACCAAGCATAGTGCCGCTAACGCTACGGCGGAAGCGTTTCGGGGCAGTGCCGATTTTGGCACATCTATCAAATAGTCGTCGGCCAGGTGGAGTCTTGTGGGGAAGTCATATTATAGTAGATTTATATGGTAATAGAATAGATAGTCAGTAATTTATCTCGGTAGATTTTGTTGTTTACTGACTTCACCCACAAGACCGTCCATCTTTATGAATGGGAACGAATATGAGCACACTAAGCGAAACTCTTGAGCGGTGCCTGAGACAAATACAAAAGCCCACAGGGACTGCAAAGGTCACTGCAAAGGTCACTGCATGTCAGCCTTTGATGGTTCAATCCAAATCCCTATACTTCAAAGAGGGAACGTCCGATAAGGAATATCATATTCAAATCACCCAGGTGCATCCAGCACTGTCTGAATATCTCGTGAATTTTCAATATGGTCGGCGCGGGAATACACTCAAGAGCGGATCAAAAACAGAAGCACCTGTGACTCTGGCAGAGGCTGAGGACATTTACGATCTCGTTGTGCGCGAGAAAATAGCAAAAGGATATCGGGGGTAATCGTGCGTATAGTAGCGTTTTCAGACACACATGGCTATCACAAGAAATTGACGATTCCCGATGGGGATATGTTGATCTGTGCTGGCGATTTCAGTATGCGAGCGAAGATGCACAACGTGACTGAATTTGCAAGATGGTTCAAGGCACAGCCACACCAATATAAGATTATCGTTCCTGGGAATCATGATATGTTCTGTGAAGGAAACATCTCCTGGTGTCGGACAGAGTTTGAGCCTGCTGTATTGCTGAATCACGAAGAAAAGGAAGTGGCTGGGTATCGTGTCTTTGGTTCGCCCTATTCCAGTGCCATTCACGATCCTTCCGATTGGTCCTTTGACTATCCTCCAGGTGGCCGTAAGTCAAAAGAATTGTGGGACTTCATTCCCAGTGGTATTGACATTTTGATTACTCATGGACCCCCAAAAGGCATCCTCGATCTTGTGAGATTTCCAGCATACGGTGAAGATCCTCATGTTGGTGATGCGAATCTCTTGGAGAACGTGAAGCGAGTCCTACCACGAATCCATCTGTTTGGACATATCCATGAGGGATCTGGATCGTACACAGCCGATACCTGGACCACGAAGTTTTACAATACTTGCATTTGTGACGTGCGATACGATCCCACAAATCCAGTGACCGTGATTGATTTTTAATAAAGGAGACTTATGCCCCAATACCTCGTACAGAATTCAGAAACAAAGGTCGTGAGTGAATTACCTCTCATGACGTGGAATGATTTTCAGAAGTTTCTCAGTGAGAATCCTACGTATACCCCAGCACTGACCAAACCTGCATATGTGAAAGTCAACTAACCATGCCAAACTACGATATCAAGTATAAACCAACGGGCGAAATCACCGAACGCACCTTGACAATTGCCGCTTTGGAAGAATTACTCAAAGATCCTAATTATGAGGTGGCCTTTCTTACTATGAATATTGGAGATCCTGTAGTCCTGGGGTTTCATCGTCCTCCCAGTGACTTCGACAACTACGTTTTGGCTCCTATTGAAAAAAGATATAACGATGGCAAAAGGCGCGAAACGAGATTCGGGCGAAAAAGCCAAAATGTTTGAACACGTCACTATCCCAGGGCTGAAATTCGAACTGCCAGCCTTCACCACTTCAGATGGACGGTGGTACAAGACACCGGAAGGAAAACGATACCCATCCGCCTCGACGATTTCAGGCCTCTTGAACCGAGACGTAATTGCCAAGTGGCGAGCGAGAGTGGGGGCTGAGGAAGCAGACCGAAAGACCAAGCGTGGGGCAGATCGCGGCACGTATATCCACTTACTGTGTGAAAAATACCTCCTCAACACTATGACATTGCGAGAGAATTTGGGCATGATGCCCACCATGAAGGAACTCTACCTTCAACTCAAAAAAGAATTTGACAAACACATCACGAAGGTGTATGCTGTAGAACAGGCTCTATATTCAGACCGACTGCGGATTGCAGGGCGCACGGATGCGGTGGTTGTGTGGGATGGTGAGATCGTCATCCTCGATGTGAAGACTTCGGGCTATATTAAGCCGGTGGAGTGGATCACCAACTACTTTGTCCAGACCGCCTCGTATGCAGAAATGTTCGAAGAACGCACCGGCATTCCCATCAAGAAGGTAGTGATTGCGACTGCGGTAGAAGATACGGGATTTCCATCGGTTCATGTGAGGGACAAAGAGGAATATCTACCGATCCTCGATAAGTGTCTTGCGGAATACTACAAGGAGGCATAATGAACAGGTTTATTTTCATTGGCATTCTCTGTATCGTGAGTTTTCTCGCATTTCCACTCTCAGATGAACGTACCGAATTGGTAGATCTATCACGAACGGAACTCGTTGAACGCAATTTCAATGTAGTCAAAACTATTCGTGAAGAAAAATGTTTGACTCAAGCGATTTACTACGAAGCGGGAAACCAGGGTGAACTGGGTAAAGAAGCCGTGGCGCTGGTCGTCATGAATCGAGTGGGACAAAAACACAGACCCAATACCGTGTGTGGTGTGATAACCCAGGCTCTGGTAGTTAATGATCGAAAGATTTGCCAATTCTCATTCTGGTGTGAGAACAAATACAAGCCCAACAAAGAAAAGTGGAATGAATCGCAACAAATCGCACATAGGGTATTGCAATCTTACTGGAAAGGTGCTATAATGTCACAATATAGCACTGCCGTTTACTATCACGCGGATTATGTGAAGCCGAAGTGGCGAAAGCAGAAGGTCTTCCTTGGAAAGATCGATAACCATTTATTCTATGGGGAGAAGCCGTGAACCATGATACGTTCATGAATTGTGTCTACTATGTGATTGTGGCAGTGATGGTGAGTATTACGTTTTATTCGGTGTCGAAGTTGGTGCATTTTTTCTTTCAACATTATTCATATTAAAGGAGTGATATTATGGCCAAGACAGTAGTATTGGTGGAGAATTTGACAGAGGAAGAACGGACACGGTTGGTTAAGGCACTGAAGGACACTTCAGACAGCCGCACCCGCGTTGAGGCTGAGGGCGAATACTCACGCGAAGTGGTGAAGAAGATCGCGGAGGATTTGAAGCTCACGAAGAAGCTGGTGAACAAGATGGCCAAGGTCTACCACAAGCAGAACTTCGAAGAAGAAGTGGCCGAGCATGAGCAGTTTGAGCAATTGTACAAGATTGCGGTGAAGTGATGCCCAAGTCTGAGATTGAACTGGATGATTATGAAGCCGTAAATCTCCTCTCGGTGCTTCGTGCATCGGGGGTCAGTGATTGTTATATGGGAGAACAAATGCCCAAACCCAATCCACTGGAAGTTCTCAATTCTGGCGATTGGATTGGACAGATTATTCGGAAATTGGAGAAGCGCCTGGATATGCTTCCCGATCAATCCGTGTCCACATTCCATTCGAAGCACTTTGGAATCATGTGGCCCAATAAATCACCACAGGAATATGTGGTGAGTGCATTAGCAAAGGTCCCCCATGCCAACAAAGGATGAGATGCGAATATGGTGCTTATCCTTGCGGGAGTATTGTGCTCACAAAAAGGTTGGGTTGTGGGAAGGACTTCAATTGTATTGCGAGCAGCTTGGAGTGGAACATGAATCGGCAGCATCCCTGCTTACGGCTGATATCCTTGCTGATCTTGAAATAGAAGTAGCAGATTTGAATCTCTTGAAAAAGCGGGGTGCGAAATCGGGTCGCTTGCCGATCTAGGAGTGATATGACTGGTTATGATGCGTGTTGTCTCTTTCGGGCGATGAAGTTGCACTTTGCTCCTGGGAAATATGATTTTTTTAAGTACCAAGGCAAGGCGAGGTGTATTACCTCAGAGGCATTTGAACACCACAGAGATAGATGGTCCTTCCGTAAGCTTGCTAAACTCTATCCTACTGATGATGGGTTGAAGTTTTTTCTTGCGGCAAACTTCTTTGAATGTGATGTGAACTGGGTGAGGGATCTTCTCTCAGAAGAATCAAACCGAGTCTATCTTGAGAAAAGGCGCATTCAAGAATCACTGGAGTATATTGTAACCAGTGATATCGGATATCTCTTTGAACACGACTTCAAGAGTCTCTTCAAAGTTGTGAATGGTGAGTATCCCCAGGTATTGACTATGACACTCCAGAAGGCCATCCATAAGGAAACTCTGATTGTCCTGAATAGCGTGATGGGGTTCTTTCCGGTGTGGGAACGAAAGGTTGCCGATACGATCATTTTTCCAACATTCAAACACAAGTGCATCCGCTACGCTCCGTTCCTGAATATCGATGTCAAAAAGTTTCGAGAGGCCTTGCTATTGAAGTTGTCCTCAACTAAATAGTAGTGTCAGATACGCGGTTCCATACGAGGTTTTATATAATCACATATATTAGGAGGTTTTATGTCCACTACCCCCATGAGTTTTTCTGCGTTGAAACGGTCTCGCGGCTCCATCGAGCAACTGACCAAAGCCATCCAATCCGCCTCAGAATCTAGGAAAGATGATGAGCGGTTCTGGCAACCCACGGTCGATAATGCTGGAAATGGTCACGCGGCCATTCGTTTTCTCCCTGCCCCACCACAAGATGGTGAAGAAGGATTGCCCTGGGTGAGAACATTCTCACATGGGTTCAAGGGTCCAGGTGGTTGGCTGATCGATTTGTGCCCCACCACCTTACAGGGAAAGTGTCCAGTCTGTGAAGCGAACAGCAAGCTGTGGGAGACTGGTATCAAGGCGAATAAAGATATCGCCAGTAGCAGAAAGAGAAAGCTCTACTACACGGCGAATATCTACATCGTCACAGATCCTGCCAATCCTGAGAACAATGGCAAGGTGCGCTTATACAGGTTCGGAAAGAAAATCTTCGATAAGATTTATGCGAAGATGCACCCAGAAGAGGGGTTTGGTGAGAAGGCCTATATCCCATTCGATTTGTGGGAAGGTGCTACGTTCCGATTGAGAGCCCGTAAAGTGAGTGGTCAGAGAAATTATGATGATAGTGATTTCGCCGCGCCCAGTCCCATTTCAACAGATGAGGCGAAGATCGAAGAGATTTGGAAGTCTGAATATGGACTCAAGGAATTCTTGAATCCTGAGAATTTCAAGAGCTATGAACAGATCAAGAGTCGATTTGCTTTGGTTGTTGGAAGTGCGGCAGCGGTTTCTACCGCCGATCAAGCTGGTTCACAGGGATTCTCAGATGCTGATGTTGGGATGACCCCACCGGCAAAGAGTGCAGCAGCAACAGTGTTGCTTCCTGGTGAAGATGACGCCGATGCGGATTATGACCACTTTAAGAGTCTAGTAGACAGCTAATCATTCGCTGTCAAGCTACTATAATGCTGTGGAGTCTTCGGGCTTCACAGCATTATTAGTTTTAGGATGTAGCAAGGGAGCGATTGACTTGACGAATCCAACTCGTCTCATCTTTGTGTGCGGGAGCCATGCTCTGGTGAATAGTGCTTTGGTTTGTGGTGATATTTTTTACATTATTATTTACCACATTCGCATTAGTAGCAGGAGCGGCCCCTGTCCCAACTTCTGCATTGCGCTTTCTCTCATTCGCATTCGTAAGTTGCTCCCCCGTGATTGGCTGTCCAAGTGTCTGATTTTCCTGTGGACTCAACTCCGTGGGTGCTGATGGGAGCCCAACATTAGCCAAATCCGCTGCCTTATTCGTTATATCCTTCTGCAAGGCATCCATGTTAGGTTCTGGTGGGGTAGTGTCTTGAGCAAGAGTAACGGGAGTGGGAGCCGTATCTTCTTTTTTCGTTTCACCTGACAACATATCTTTGACGCCCTGTGTGACCATTGGGACCAGGTTCGCCATATGGCTGAATCTGTCTGGATCATTTTCTGGGGTCACCTTTTCTTCACCCTCTTTCGAATAAATCTCTGAATACACATCACGAATCACGCTGGCCACAAGGAATGGAAGACCAGCAATGGGGACACCACCAAGACCCTCCAAAACTGCGCCTGTCATATCACCCTGGGCAAGTTTTTGACTAGCAAAAATTAATCCTGCGGCTACGGATGCGAGACCAAGAGTACCAGTACCAGCAATTTGTGCAGCGCCCTTCGTGACGATTTTTGGAATCGATTTCTTGAGGATGGCCTTTATGGCACCCTCTGTCAATTCGGGTGCAGCTTTTTTCGCTATTGCTGTGGCACCATGTGCTACGGCACCTTTGGCACCATGCTCCATTGCGCCTTTTATAGACTCCAATCCTTCTCCAACCTTCACACCAGTCTCAAGCGCCTTCGCCGCATGTGCACCGGTCTTTATGGCTTCTTTGCCACCTGCTTTGGCGAGTTTGGTAGCATCTTCCCCCACTTCAACAGCTTTACCTACTATTTTTCCACCCAACCCAAGTGCTTTTAATCCTAGTGGTCCCAACATTTTGAGTCCATCGAGGATCAGTAGAGAGAGTTTGGCTATCGCTGCGCCGATTAATTTGAGTGGGTCTAGCAATTTTCCCAAGAGTCCACCAAACTTCGCCGCCGCAATACCCAATAGACCAAACCACCCCATGATGGTCTCCATCCAGCTTTTGGTGGGTTTGCCTGTCACATCTTTCGTGACTTGGGTGGGCATGTCTCGCTTATGAAACTTATGCTTTTCTAATTCGGCTTCATCGTGCAAAAATTCAAGATGATCGGCCTGCTTTTGTGCAAGATCCACCCCCTTTTGCTCAAATCCTTCTATTGTAGTGAGTCGCTTGAGGATCATGCCTAGCGTGGACGCCATTTGCTCCAGGAGACCCGATTGTCCACCACCCGATGCGGGAGATGGTCTGCCAGTTTCCCCTCCATAGGGAGTGGGCATTCCTTCGGTGGATTCTTCCATGCCTGGGCGCGACTGCGCCTGAAGTCCAGCGGCACCACGGATTGCCTTTTGAGACCGACCCATAAGTCGTCCTGCCAACACGGTGGCTAACTTTGATCCTCCAGTCATTCGATGGACGATGTTGAGGGGATCGAACTTACGTTTTATCGCACTTTTGATTTGACCAGTCTTAAATCCAATCGCGGCACCGGCAGCACCACCAAGACCACCCCCACCAGCAAGATGTTCAGCGGCTACATCGGCCATGGTGTTTTCATGGTGTTGAGTGACGGTGATCTGACTTCTAATATTTTTTAGTGCAGTGAGGATGTCCTTGCGTGTTTCTTTTCCCAGTTCAACTTTGGGCCCAGCCATTGGAGCCCTGTCTCGTCGCCCAGATTCCTTTGTTGAGGTCTTTCGTTCTTTGGTATTGTCCTTGGTGGCTTTGGTCTGCTCGTCGCTCGCGTTCTTAATTTTCTTCAACTGATCTTTCATAGAACCGAAATCATTCTGCGTTTCTTTTATGTAGTCCCTAAGATCATCCTTAGCGGGAGGCCCAGACATTTTTTGCATAGATTTACGCATATCGGCAAACTGGTCGCCCATTTCTTTGACTGTCTTGCTGAGATTATCGTCGGACATGTTGGTTCCTTTGTGATGCTATTTCTGCGTTGCGTGTCTTTATACGTTCATTCTCTCGTTCGACTCTCTGTTGCACCAGGGTCAGAAACACCAATCGCTCCCAAGGCATCATGTTTTCAAGTTCTGAGATCGAGAACTTATGATCCTGGACCAAAGCGAATGTTGTGGTATAGTAGTTCGCTAGGTTATCATGGGCCAGGATTAGACGAAAAAACTATCGAGTCCCTTCACCAGAATGTCTTCCTGCCGATCACACTTCGGGCACTTGAAATGTAATGTGAATTCCACTTTGGGCATGGTATCAAAAAAGGCATCCATTTTTGCGACCTGCTCGTGGGTCAGATCATTCACAAAGTCGTTGACTTCAGACACCGGCACGTCCTTTGTCAACACCACTTCATTTTTATCATTAATCGACTCAATGCAGTCTACCAGGAAGGCAAAGGCTTCATCAGATGGAAGGTCCTTGCGAGAGATATTACGGAACGCCTTGAAGGTGGGATAGCGCAGGGTGATTCCCACATTCTCGGTCAATTGAATATATTTGCTGTGCTCTGGTGCGAACTGTGGTTTAATCTCAAGCAAGTTCACTTGATAGTCAGAGATCACGTTGCAGGATGCAGTCTCCCCACTTTCAACATTTGCTACGGGATTATTACACTTATAGCGCAGCGTCACTTCTTCTCCGATGCTACGGGCTCTGAGATTCAAGAATAGAAATTCAATATCAAAGAGTGGCAATTTGTCGATATCAATGCCAGAGATTTCTCCCACACAATTCTCAAGAATTTGTCGTGAGGTGTTAAGGACCGTGGTGGCATCCTCGGATTGCATCGCCATCATGAGAAGCTTCTCTTCTTTCACGAGAAAGGGTCGGAAGGAGACTTTTAATCCAGAGGGACAGACAATATCATAAAGAGGAATCGCAAGTTTCGGAAGTGCCATAATTATTCACCTTTCTTAAAATGGATTAATGCCCCTAAGTGCTTTAGCTGCTTTACCGAGAATATCTGGTCCAGTCGCGGCCACTGGTGGCTTGGGTGACGCCGAGGTGGAAATGGGTTCCACAGGTTTCGTTGGTTGGGAGATACGATAATATTCAAATGCCATGGTCACACTCACGCGATGGAAGCCATCTTCTGACCAGGCCAGTGGCATTTGATTGACCGCAGTGGGGAACGCCTGAACGAGATTCCATATTGCTATAACATCGAGAGTGGCGTCTGTACCAAATCCACCGTTTTCTTTGTCTACGTCCTTTGTTGAGAACATGTCATATTGCACCAACTGCACATCGGTGCGATAGTAAGAGGGATAATTCAGGAGATTCGTTCTCGATTCAAAAATAGAATCCATCCAGGATTCAAAAAATTGACGAATGAAGAGTTCACGGGTTTCTAGGAACGTAAGTGTGGTTTCCTGATAACTGGATTCGTAGGGAGTTTTATAAGTCGGCCCATACACCTTCGAATCATTGCTCACCAATTGTCGTCCAGGGAGTTCAGCCGCTTCGCAGCGTAGGGCCATGGCTCGGTCATGCCCACCAAAAGTTGTAGAAAGCCCTGGCAACAGCGGAATGGCCAATTGGAAATGGCTGGTTTTGGAGACTCCCCCTCGTCGAAGGCCTGATAGGAATTGTTGATATATGCCACCCATTAGTATTTCTCCTGATGTGCTGATCTGTGATTATTTACCATATTTGTCCATGGACTGTTTCCAGATTTGTGTCTCTGAAGTTCCAGTTTTGCTAGTCCAGTTCGCAAATGGGAGTGCTGCTGCTACTTCCCATTCAATTGATGGGACTTCAATAAATCGTGACTGTACATGTTTTGAGAGATATCGCTTAATACAGGGTGTGCCATAGTGCACCCCCGCGAGTGCCTTGAGAAGCGGATAGCTCAATTGCAGTCGCATTCGTTCATCCTGGCGAGACCCCGCAGCAAACATCATCAGTTGTCGCATGAATATGAGCCGATGTTTGGGAGCGATATAGTGCAGGTTGAGCCCCAGGAATCCATCGGGATACTCTTCTATTGGTACGACCAATGGGAATTTGTCCCAGTATTTTAATTTTTCTTTCGTCTTGGCATCATAGGCGAAGAAATAGAGTCTACCCAAGACGCTCTGGCTCCGTTGCCTTTCACGATTTTTCAAAATCTCCATTCGGTCATAAGGAGTCGGAATCAACTGATCCATTTTTTGCAATAGCCAATTTTGACCAAACGCGGTGGTTGGATCGATGTCCTTTTTGGCTAATTGGTTATACTGGCGGGTAATTGTATTATCCATGTTCCTATTTATGTGACATCTCAGACGAAGTTGAAGGTCTTTTCGGTCACTACCTGGAAGGTCCACCCCTGATCCTTGCAGAATTCCTCAGCCGCTTGCCACTTTGCTTGATTTGTTGCGATATCCGCCACTTCCTGAAGATATTGGCGCGATTTTCGTTTTGGGGCTGGACGAAGATTGGTTTGATAGTCTGGTTTGATTTCTATTATGTGTGTTTTTATTTCGCCTGTGCGCGTTTTGACTCTGATAAGAAAGTCTGGGAAATACCTCCTCACTCGATTCCTAACTGGATCGTAATATTTTATCACTAATTCTTCACTTGCCCAAGATAGGACGCCTGGGGATTCATCTAGTTGCAACATAAATTGACGTTCCCAATTACTTCTATATACGATGTTTGTCACCATTCCTACATATTTTTCTGGGTATTTTGGCGTGAAAATTCCCTTGTAACTCATTCTACCTCTACTCATCCTCAGCCCCCGTTCTCCTATGGTTTGGGTAAAAGTTCTAAATCTTCTAGTATACATGGTTTCTAATTGTTCTGTGGGAGTGTTTTTGTAATATTTACCTAGAGTTTTTTGGTAGAGTGACGTTCTTTGGTCTGGCGTTAATTGATTGTCACACTTCTTTTTCCTTTCAATTACAGTCATTTGTGCGTATTGATCTGTCAGAGTTTTTCCTATCTTCTCACTAATCGCAGTAAGTTTTCCAGATTTGTGCCTCTCTTCCCATATTCGTTTCATGTTTGCCCGAACCAGTTCTCCGAATTGCCCAGCACGAATGGGGTCATTTTTCAATGCAGCCCTATGCAACTTAGCCGCGTATGATCTGGAATTGGTGGTTTTCATGGTCTCCTTGAGGTAATATAAATAGAGAGAGTCACGTCACGGAGGATATTTATGGCAGGTCCAATAGATACATTTCTCGGAGCATCGAAGAAAGCGTTAAACAGTCTTAGTGTGTTCACGAGCGCCGAGAATAAAAAGATTGGGGAGAGTAAGAGCGCCGAGCAGAAGAAGTTCGTGTATGATAATACACTGACCTTCCCTGCTGATCTTGGGCCTGGTTTGAGAAACCCCTATTACATCACATTCTTCGTCAATCAACAAAATTCATCGAAATACAAGACAACAAATAATACTGCTGTAGGCAAGGATGGTCAACCGATCCAATCAAACATACAGATCAACCAAGGTGGTATTCGCACTCTTGGGAAGAACCTTGGTGGTACCGATTTGGGATTTGGACGAAAAACTTCA